TGGGAGAACAACATTTTATAATTATTATAATGATGATAAGGATTTTGCAAAACAAGTAGATGAAATTGAAAATGTTGCATTAGATTTTGCAGAAAGCCAATTACACAAACAAATACAAGAAGGATCAACAGCCGCTACAATATTCTTATTAAAAACAAGAGGTAAAAAAAGAGGTTATGTTGAAAGGCAAGAAATTACAGGTGCAGATGGTATTCCTACTGATGTCAAAATTGAAATATTAGATGCAAATAAAGATACAGAGTAATGTAGTTTTTAAACACCTTGTAAACACGGACAAAAAAATTATAATAAATCAAGGCGGTACAAGAAGTGGAAAAACGTACAATATTCTTCTTTATATTATCTTCTATTATTGTTTACGTAATAATAAGAAAATTGTTACTATATGTCGTAAAACTTTTCCTGCACTTAGGGCAACTGTTTTAAGAGATTTTTTATCCATATTAAATAAGTATGATTTATACAGAGAGGATAATCACAATAAATCAAGTAGTGAGTATTACTTATTTGGTAATCTTATTGAGTTTATTAGTTTAGATCAGCCTGTTAAAGTAAGAGGAAGAAAACGAAATTTATTATTTATAAACGAAGCCAACGAATTATACTACGAGGATTGGCAGCAATTATTATTCAGAACAAGCGAGAAAATTATCTTAGACTACAACCCAAGTGAAGAGTACCATTGGATATATGACAAAATAATCCCACGAGATGATGCAAGCTTTTTAAAAACAAATTATTTAGATAATCCATTTTTAGAGAAAACACTTGTAGATGAGATTGAAAGATTAAAATACACCGATGAGGAGTATTGGCAGATATATGGATTAGGAGAAAAAGGGATAAGCAAAGCAGTTATATTTAATTATTATGAATATAATGTTATTCCAAGTGATGCAAAATTTATCTCGCTGGGTATGGACTTCGGTTTTACAAACGATCCAACAGCATTAGTTAAAATATATAAAAAGGATCTTAATTTATATATAGAAGAAATGTTATACAGAACAATGATGACAACGAATGACATACATAATTTTTTAAAAGATAACATAATAAATCAAACAATATATGCCGATAGTGCAGAGCCACGAATAATAGAGGAGTTAAGGCGAATGGGCTGGAATATAAGACCAAGCTTAAAAGGGCGTGATTCTATAAATGCAGGTATTGATTTATTAAAAAGATATAAATTACATATACATAAAGATAGTAAGAATGCAATACAAGAGTTTAGGAATTACAAATGGAAAGAGGATCGTAGCGGTAAACTCACAAATATTCCTGAGGATAAACACAATCACATAACAGATGCAGTTCGTTATGGAACTTATTCGATATTATCTAAACCCAACTTTGGAAAATATGCTATTAGGTAGTCTGAAGTTTTTTTATTATATTTAATATAAATAAATATAAATTAACATAAAATGTCAAAAATAATTAAAAGAGTTATCGAGTGGGGATCTCACCCTACAAAAACAAAAACAATCGAATATATTACAGAAAGTGAACACCCTGTACCTGATACAAGATGTGTTACAGATCCAAATGTAAATAAATATACTTTTGGTTTACTAAAAGATTCTTATGTAGAAAATGAATTTGATTTAGATGAACACGTAAAGTGGAGATTGGATTTAAATAAATTGTATAACGAGAATAGATAGACTTATGATTGCTTTTTGGCAGTCTGCAGAAAATTTATTAATTTAGATATAGATAAATATAAATTATGAAAAATCCTTTTGAAATTATTGGTTATCGTATTGACTACTACATTCGTGGTAAATATATAGGATCAAAAAAAACTGATAAACCTGACCGAGATGTTATGGGTTATCAAGGTAGAACTACATTCAATCTTCCTGCTGATACAATATTGAAGAAAAAAAAATATAAAATGGGCACGGAAGTTACTACTGAATGTATGATATTGTGTGGTAAATATATTGGCACACAAGAAGATAAAATAAATGCAATGTTAAATTCAAGAATACCTTATGCAAAAATATAAATATAATAACGAACATATAAAGGTCGGAGATATATTCTACCGATCTTGGGGTTACGATCAAACAAACATAGATTATTATGTTGTAACAAAAAAAATTGGTAAATCAAGTGCAATGTTTGCTTGTTTAGAAAATCAAAGAGTAGATGAAAAAAGCGATACTCATCACGATGCAGTCGTTCCTTATCTCCCATCAAAAAATATTGGTAAAGAATTTTTATGTAGAATTAAATATTACAGAGATTCAAACGACCCAAGCATAAATATAAACTCATATAGCAATGCTTATTTATGGGATGGTAAACCTAAATACCAAACTAATCCATATTATGGACACTAAAGAATTATTGAATATATACAATAAATTATCTAACGAGGATCTTATAAATTTATTTGAGATGTCAAGTGAAAGGATATTTGTATGGAACCCAAATGATAAAACTTGTTATGATTTAGATAACGATATACCTTGCTGCTTTAATGGAACACAAATACAAATCAATATAGCAGAAGATGGTATGATACTTAAACCTATGGTCACAAAAAAATGAGAGTATTAGGTTGGATATTAAAGAGATTTTTTGCACAAAGTGAGCCAAAGTATTGGTTATCAATACCTAAATTTGTAAATTCACATAAGGAAAAGCAAGAAATGATTAAAAAATATGAAAAATTTGTTAATAAAAATGTTATAATAAAAGATGGCGATAAGTAACGAAATATTTGAAACGTATAGAATACAGCAAAAAGCAAAAGCAATACAGGACTCAATCGAGCTATTATTACAGCACAATTATACGATACTCGATTTAGAAGGTAATATACTTGTAAAAAAAGATAAATGAAATATTTACACCCAATAAAAAAACAATTTGTAAGCAAACAGGAGTACTTTAAATTTATTCTTAGTAAAGAATATCCAAGTAAACCTTTTAATCAAAAAAGTAAACAGCTAACAAAATAAGGTTTTTTTCAATGGTATAAGTTTTTATAATTATGTTAGTTGTTTGGAGGTAGTCAGAAATGGCTACCTTTTTTTTTAAAAAAATATTAATTAAATTGTTATATAATTATGAGGATCAAAATACAGATACCAGACACTTTAAATGATATAACCTTAGAGCAGTATCAAAGCTTTATAGAACTACAAGAAAAAGAAAAGGATCAAATGGTGTTAGGATCTAAAATGATAGAAATATTTTGCAAAGTGCCATATGGAAACATATACGAATTTCGTATGAGCCATATTAATAAAATTTCTAAAAAACTAACAAGCATTTTTGAGCAAGATACAAAACACTTAATTAGGCATTTTAAATTAAATAATATTAATTATGGTTTTATACCAAATTTAGATGAAATGACCTTTGGCGAATATGTTGATTTAGATACATACTTCAATGATTGGAAAACTATGCACAAAGCAATGGGTGTTTTATATAGACCTGTATTACAAAAACATAGCGATAGATATATTATAGATAAATACAAAGGCGGTGAATTCTTGGATATAAAAAAGATGCCGCTAGATGTTGTATTTAGTAGCATTGTTTTTTTTTACAATTTAGGCAACGACTTGAGCAGGAATATACTGGATTATTTGAGTCCACAGGAGATGGCAACCTTTCAGCAATTGCAAACTTCGGAACTCGGTGGGGCTGGTATCAGTCAATTTATGCACTCTCTAAAGGAGATATTACAAAGTACAAAGATATCGTTGAACTAAATATGCACGAATGTTTATACGCTTTAGAATTTATGAAAGAAAAAAACGAACTAGAACAAAAACAAATTAATAAAAGTATCAAATGAGTAATATAGGAGTAAGAGGTTTTTATTTAATAACAACAACAATAAGAGATAACCTTTTAAATGATCAAAACGTGAATACAGTTACTACAGGAGATATAACTAAAATAGATTTATCTAAGCAAACGATATTCCCGCTTAGCCATATTATTGTAAATAATGTATCACAAGAAGAACAAATATTAAGATTTAATATAAGTGTTATATGTATGGATATAGTAGATCAAAGTAAAGATGAAACTACTGATGTTTTTTTTGGCAACAATAATGAACACGATATATTAAACACTCAATTAGCTGTTGCAAATAAGCTTATAGAATTATTAAGAAGCGGAACACTATACACAAATAAATATCAGCTTGATGGCGTTGTTAATTGTGAGCCCTTTTATGATCGGTTTGAAAACGAGGTTGCTGGTTGGGTAGCTACAATGGATATTTTAATTGATAATGATATAAATATTTGTTAATGAAATTAGAAGCAATCACAAGAGTTATACAGCTTTTTGCAAACAGAGTAGTTTACGAAGCAAAGGTAAATGCAAAAAAAAATGCTGTTACAGGTAATTTAGCAAACAGCATAAAAGCCAAAACTGCTATATCAGAAAGTCAAAGCCTAATATCTTTTTTCTTTGATGCCTATGGAAAATATCAAGATGCAGGTGTCGAAGGTGTAAAAGGCGGTAGAAGTGAGGGCAAGGAATTATACGGAAGAAAATTTAGATATACCTCAAAAGGCGGCAAAAGGGGATTAAAAGGTATGCCACCAACAGCACCATTGGATCGTTGGGCGGTAAGAAAAAAAGGATTTACAAATAAAATAAGAGATGATAAAGGTAGATTTATACCAAGGAAAACATTAGTTTTTTTATTGGCAAGAAGTATTTTTATTAAAGGTATTCAGCCTACATTATTTTTCACAACACCATTCAAGAAATATTTTACACAGTTGCCTGAAGAAATAGCACAAGCATATGGAGAAGATTTTGAAACAGAAGTACAAATATTAATTAATAAAAAAATATAATGGCAATTTTTAAAATAAACATAAATACACCAGTATATATAAAAGTAGCAAATGCAACATTAGCGAATTGCACTTTGAATATAGCAATATATAGTGGTACTTATCAAACAAGCCCTACAACAACATATCAATTAAGAAAAAATGAAGTGGCAAATAATAACTTTGTTATTTTTGAGATTGGGGAACTTATAAAAGATTATATAGAATATAGCTTTAGCGGATCGTTCGGCAACAATGGTTTAAATTTGTGGGTAAAAACAATTGCCACCCCAAATGATGGCACAAGTAATTTACCTACAATAACTACAAATATGTTAGCCTTTGATGGCGTTGGATATTTTGAAGATGGTTTTACAACAGAAACACAAACAAATAGTACAACAACACAAACATTAAATACATTTAAAGGAAGCACTACAAAGCTGATGTCTAATAATACTATATTTAGAGAAAGCCAAGAAATCTTAAAAATACCTGTTCTTGCTAATTTAAGTGTTAACTCAGGTGCAGATACATTAACAGGTGCCACAACAGTAAATTTTAAAAATGGTAGTACAACAGTATCAAGCGTAACAGTTGGCACAGGAATAGACACAACAAACACCGCTATTGAATATGCAACAAGTACAACAGCATCTTTGACAAGCGTAGATATTGTAACAGGCGGTAGTACAGAAACAATCAAAGTTGATGAACAGACTTGTAAAAAGTTTACCAATATGCCAATAACATTTGTAAATCGCTTCGGTGCATTACAGAGAGTTAATTTCTTTTTAAAATCAATTGAAAGTATTGATGTTGGTAGAGAAGAATACAAAGCAAACACATTAACAACAGGTGCAACATATTCAATAAATAATCATCAATATAAAACAAGAAATATAACAAGCAGAGAAAGTATCACATTAAATACAGGATATGTTAATGATAGTTATAATCAAGTTATTGAGGAACTATTGATGTCTCCAAGATGTTGGCTGTTCAAAGATAATCAGCAACTACCTGTGATACCACAAAATAAACAGGTTACATTTAAAACAAGCTTGAATGATAAGCTATCAAATTACACAATTAATTTTAAGTTTGCTTTTGATAAATTAAACACTATACGATAATGAACCAAGTAGGGTTAGCAATACCAAGTATATTATTAGATAGTCCACAACCCAACCCAGATATTTGGAACTTAACAGAAACATTATGGGAAAACACATTTAGGAAATGGAACGAAATAAATTTAATTACTGATATTAATTTTCAACATTTAGATTTATTTGAAGATGAGCAGATAACATTAACACAGACAATACAGGATATTAGAGACATTGAAAAAGTATTTACAGATTTTAGTAAAACATTTAATTTACCAGCAAGTGATGTAAATAATAAACTATTTAAACATTACTATCGTAGAGACCTTATAAGCGATGCAATTCCAAATGGTATATTTGATGCTAATTCAAAGTTAGATGCGATATTAGAATTAAATTACAAGCCTTTTAGGGCAGGATATATTGTAATGAATGGTGTTAAATTAAAAAACAATGTACCATACAGCTACAATATTACTTTTTATGGTCAAACAATACAGCTAAAAGATCGTGTAAAAGATAGAAAATTAAGTAGTTTAGATTTTTCGCAGTTCAATCACGATTATAATGTTACAAAAGTAAAGCAAGGGTTAGAAAGTTTTGTATCTGTTTTAAATGGTCAAACTGTATCAGTACCACACATTATATATCCTTTAATATCACACACACAGAGATTCATATATGATAGTACAGCAGGGGGTGTATTAACTAGTCAAGCAAGAAGTGATACAACAAGAAACTTATATGCAAGTGGAAGCCAAGCTGATAGTGGCGGATCAGGAGTTAATCAAAGATTAGGTACTACAAAAGGTTTTCAGTTTACAGATTTAAAACCAGCATTAAGAATTATTGATATAATAAAAGTTATAGAACAAGATAATGAAATTGATATAAAATTTACTGATGACTTTTTTAAAACAACAGGTTTTTTTGCTAATATATATATGTGGCTTCACAGAAACAAAGGAGAGATCGGAGTAACACCAAGTAATGAAACTAATACAAATTTAATTGTTGTTGACACAATACAGAGTTTTACAGGAGATGTATTAACTTTTTTTGATAATGTTACCACAGGTACAGAGCCAAATAGCTTTACAGGTTTTATGCCTGTATTTGATGGCGGTATATTTAGGTTTCAAACAGGTATATTAAATGGTACTTCCGATAAAGAAAGCTATAATATAAAATGGACAGTAACACCATCTGTGAATACAAAACAATTTACAGTTCGATTTAGAAAGGCTGGTACAAATGAGGTTATTGCAGAACTTGCGCACACTTCAGGTACAACAAGCACAATATTAGAATTTGATTTTGAAACTGATGTATTTAACACCGTTGATGGACATAATGTTGAATTTGTTATAGAAACCACAGAGACAAGTTTAAATTTAACTTATGGGCTACAATTCAAAAAAACATTACTCAGATTAGGTGAAGATCCTTTTGAGAACACAAGAACAATTAATGCAGGTAGTGTCGGTCCGAGTTCTGTTGTAGATACAATATACATATCAGATCAGATACCTGATATGAAAATATTAAATTTTTTAACAGGTTTATTTAAAGTATTTAATTTAACAGCATTTGTAGATAATGATGTTTCAAGTAGTACATTTAGCCAAATAAAAGTACAAACATTAGATAGTTTTTATGCAAGTGGTACAAGTAGAGATATAACAGAGTTCGTAATTATTGATGAAAGCGAAAGCAATTTTAGTGTGCCTTTCAATGATATAGAGTTTACTTTTGAAGAGCCTAAAACATTTTCCGCATTTTATTATAACAAATTAAATTCAAGAGAATATGGCGCAGTAAAAGCAAGTGATGCAAGTAATAGTGGGCGTGATCCAAGATTAAACAGGGGGCAAGATTATGTTGTGAAAGCCCCTTATGAAAAAATGTTATTTGAAAGACTAAAAAATGTAAATAATAATCAAAACACTAATATAGGTTTTGGATATTTTGTTGATGATAACCAAAGCCCAACAATCGGTAAGCCTTTATTATTTATAAAGAAAAATACAAGCATAAGTAGTACTCCAATACAGATGTTCAATGGTGGCGGAACAGGAACACCAGCAAGTATAAGCACAATAAACAGAGGTACAAATTTTCAGGAGGGTACAGCAAGTGTATTTTTATCTGTTTTAGGTGAGCCAAATAGCATAACATTCAGTTATTTAGATGGCAATAATGCACCGCAAACAGTTACAGTTGCAAATGGTGCAAACACAACAATAAACCCTGTAATTAAAAACAGCGTTGTTATTACAAGTAATGTTGATGATCCAAGTAATGTTACAATAACTTACACAACCTCTGTTGATAGTCAAACACTTAATTTTAGTAGAGAAATAGATCCTTTTGTTACAGGACAAATAGATGATAACACTTTATTTAAATCTTTTTACAGAGAATACATTAGTGATATATTTAGTTATAACCGAAGATTAGTAAAAGTTAAAGCTTTATTGCCACAAAGTTTTCTTTTAAATTATAAATTGTCCGACACAATTGTTATATCTAATGAGGAGTTTATAATTAATAAAATAACAACAAACCTACAAACAGGTGAAAGCAGTTTAGAATTATTAAATAAGGTATGATAATCAATATTTTAGATTTATTGGAGTTTGCAAATGGCGAAACTGAAAATATTAAAATTGCACAAGGCAAATATAAACTACCTGAGAACTTTTCTGATGGTTATAAATTACTAAAAAAAGAGATTAAATGGCAGAAGCGAACGTAAATGTTAGAGTAAACGCACAAAAGGCAAGACAAGAACTAAATTTAACAACAGAGTCAGTTGAAAATTTAACAGTTAATGTTGCTATACAACAACAAAAAATAGCAGAAGCAAACCAAGAAGTAGTCAAGTACACAAGACTTTTAGGTAATGCTGGTAGTGGCGCAGAGCAAATGAAATTTCAAAGTGCTCTAAAGACTGCCAACGAAAATTTAGCCGATCAAAGAGCAGGATTAAAAAGCCTAAACGCTGAATTAAATGCTGCAAAAGTTCAAAGAAAATTAAACACAAAAGCAGTACAGGCTGGCACAATCAAGGCTGCACAGTTTAATGAAACTCTTTTAAAAAACAGAGATGTAAGTACAGGATTAAGCAAAATAACAGGCGGCTTATCTTTGCAGTTCCAATCATTTGGTAAATTATTTTTAAGTTTAGGGCGAGGTATAAAAGCAGCAACAGCAAGTTTATCAATTTTTCAAAAGGTTTTAATATCAACAGGTATAGGTGCATTAGTAGTTTTGGTTGGTACTTTGGTAGCAAACTTTGATAAGATTAAAGAGTCATTAACAGGTGTTAATGCAGAACAAAAAAAGGCTGCAGAAGAAGCAACAAAGTCAGCAACCGCAGCAGAAGAACAATTAAAAAGCATTTCTGATACAGAAGAAACTTTAAAAAGACAAGGCAAAACTGAAAAAGAAATAAGGGATTTAAAAGTACAGCAAACAAACGAAACTATAACTGCATTAGAAGCACAATTACAGGCACAAAAAACAATAAGGGATGAACAAATAAAGACCGCAGAAAGAAATAAACAAATATTGACTGGTGTTTTAAAAATTGTTTTACTACCTCTTGAAAAACTTGCCGCTGGTTTAGATAAAATAGGTGCTTTTTTTGGTAAAGATTTTGGGTTAGCAGATAAAATAAGCGGTGCAGGTGCAAGTATTGCAGGATCAATATTCACAGGTATTGATGAAGAGGGAGATAAGGCTATTGCAGATACCGAGAAAAAATTAAAGCAATTAAAAAACAGGAGAGATGGTTTTATCAATCAGCAAAAAGCCGAAGATGATGCAGAGAAAGAAAAAGAAAATGCCAAAATATTGAAAGACATAAAAGATGCGATTGACAACGAAGTAAAAAGACAAGAGGGAATAGCAAACATTAGAGAAAAATATAAAAGATTAAATCAAGATAGAGATGATTTAACCTTTCAACAAAAAGCAGAAAGAGAAAGAGAAAGAGCTTTATTAGAACTTGAAGCCCTAAATGCAACAGAAGAACAAAAAGCCGAGCTAATAAAATATTATCAAGGTGTAGTAAGCGATGCTGTAATACAAGATGAACAAGCAAGAGCAAATAAAATAAAAGAAGTTGAGGATCAAAAAAGAGCTATAAGAGAAAAGACCTTCAATACAGCAATACAGCTTGCAGGCGAAGAAAGTAGATTAGGCAAAGCAATGTTAGTTGCAAAAACAATATTAGCTGCAAAAGAAAATATAATGGAAGTTAAAAAAACATTAATTAAAGCACAACAAGCATCAACAGAAGCAACAGTTGATGGAGCAAAAGCAGGTAGTGCAATCGCTTCAGGTGCAGCAGAAACAGCAAAGGTTGGTTTTCCACAAAACATACCATTAATAATTGCATATGCAGCACAAGCAATAGGAATAATTGCAGCAGTAAAATCAGCAATCGGTAAAACAAAGTCAGTAGCAGCAAGTGCAGGTGCAAGTGGTGGCGGTGGCTCTGTTGGTATAGATGCACCAAGCATACAAACCTCAGCACCAAGTTTTAATATTGTCGGTACAACACCTGAAAATCAATTAGCACAAACCATATCAGCACAACAACAAAAACCTGTTAAAGCATTTGTAGTTGCAGGTGATGTAACAACAGCACAGGGATTAGAAAGAAATATAATACAAGAAAGTAGTTTAGGATAGCAAATAATTTTTTAAAAAATGTTATATAATTATGAGAATAGTAGAATTAGTAATTGACGAACTTGATGAATTAGCAGGTATTGAAGCAATCTCTGTTGTAGAAAACCCTGCAATTGAAGAAGATTTTATCGCATTAAAAAATCAGCAAGAGATCACACTTGCGGAAATGGATAAAGAAAAAAGAATATTATTAGGTCCATTACTAATACCAAACAAACCAATATATAGAAAAAGCAAAGATGAAGAATACTATATATATTTTTCAAAAGATACAGTTCGCAAAGCATCGGAAGGCTTTTTAATGAAAGGTAATCAAAGTAAATCTACACTTGAACACCAACATAGCATTAAAGGATTAACATTAGTGGAAAGCTGGTTAGTCGAAGATGAGGTACACGATAAATCAAGAAAGTATGGAATGGATGTTCCTGTTGGTACTTGGATGGGTGCAATTAAAGTCAACAACGATGAGGTATGGAATGAATATGTAAAAACAGGCAAAGTCAAAGGATTTTCAGTTGAAGGCTATTTTGCAGATAAAATGGAACGTCCGAAAGATCCTACAATAAAAGATCTTGCAGAACAAGAAAGTGAAGAAATATTAGAAGCGGTTAGAAAATTATTTAGCGAAAAAATAACACTTGAAAGTTATAACGACTACCCACAATCAGTTGTAAATAATGCAAAAAGAGGTATAGAATTAAATAAAAAAGTAAATAATAAATGTGCCACTTTGGTAGGAAAAAATCGTGCCAGACAATTAGTAGCAAAAGAAAAATTGAGTGTATCCACGATTAAAAGATTATATAGTTATTTAAGCAGGGCTGAAACTTATTATGATTCATCTGACACAAAAGCTTGTGGTACAATATCATTTTTATTATGGGGTGGTTTGTCTGCAAAAAATTGGGCAAAAAGTAAACTAAAAAAACTTGGCGAGATTGAATTAGAAAGCCAAGCGATAAATGATGATTTTGCAATTATAAATGATAGGTTAGCTTATTCAACAAAAGAAATGGCTGAAAAAATTGCAGAAGATATTGGGTGCAAAGGAATACATACACACGAATTTGAAGATAAGATATGGTTTATGCCTTGTGAAAAACACTCAATAAAAGCAAAAAAAACAAAAAGCCCTTGTTGGGACGGATATGAACAAAAGGGAACTAAAATAGGAAGCACAGGCAAAAGGGTACCAAACTGTGTAAAAAAGGAAAAGTACGCTAAGGTCGGTCCACGTGGCGGTATTGTAAAAAGCCCGAAAGCTCCAGGTAGTAAAAAAAATACTAATCCAAAAGGGGTTGGTAGCGCAGGTGGTAGTGCTAAAGGTAGAACAGGTGCAAAGGTAACTGCAAAAGATAGAGAAGCATTACAAAAAAAAGTAGATAACTTTAATAAAAGATATAAAGATAAATTAGGATATGGCGTTACGATCGGTCAATTATCAGCAGTTTTTCAAAGAGGTTTAGGTGCTTTCAATACAAGTAGTAGCCCAAGGGTTAAAAGCCCATCACAATGGGCACACGCCAGAGTTAACGCTTATATGTATCTTGTAAAAAATGGCAGACCACAAAACAAAGGCTATAAACAAGACAATGACCTACTGCCAAAAAAACACCCAAAAAGCACCAAGTAATGTACAAGCAAAAAAGAAACTACAAAAATAAATATATAAACATTTCATACGGCAAACACGCCAGTCCAAGAGGTGGTCGCAGAGCTTGTCTTTGTTGGGATGAAGAAACCTATCGTATTGAATGTTGCGATGGCTCATTAAGGGCGCAGGGGATCGGATCGACAACAGGGTAAATATTCCTTAAATGCAAACACTATCATACTTGTTGTTAATTAAGTATGAAATCACAAGAATTATTGTCTCAAATTAAAAATCTATTAGGTATGGAAGATATCGCATTAGAAAAATTAAATTTAGAAAATGGAACTGTTTTAGAAGCAGAGTCATTTGAAACTGGCAAAGAAGTTTTTATTTTGTCAGAAGATGAAAAAATCCCATTACCAATTGGAGAGTATCAACTTGAAGATGGTAGAGGATTAGAAGTAACTGAGGAAGGCATAATTTCTGAATTGAATGAGTCTTATATGGAAGATGAAAAAGAAGATGAAGAAAAAAAGGAAGATGAAAAGGAAGATGATAAAGAAGAAATGAGATACGTTACAAGGGAAGAATTTCGTAAAGAAATGGACGACCTTAAAAAATCTATCGAAGAAATGAAACATTATAAAGACAAAGAAAAAGAAGAAATGTCATCTCAGATAGCTACTGAAATTGCAGTAGAGATGAGTAAAACACCAGCAACAGAGCCGATCAAACACAGCCCAGAAGAACAAAAATCTGAGTTTAAGTTCAAGTTTGCAGGTGAAAGAACAAAATCTACTCTAGATAGAGTAATGGAAACTATAAGTAATAAATAAAAATTAAAATAATTATGGCAGTATTAACGCACGTAAGCGACGATGTAATGAGAATGTTTGATGATTACGAAACAGTAACAGCAACAGGTTCATTAAATTTATCAGATTCTGGAAAAGTTTTCAGAATATCTGGAACTGGATATACAGTAACACTACCTGCACCAACAGCAGGATGGAAGGCAAAATTTGTTGTAGCAGCAGCATTTTCAACAGACTTCGTAGTACAATCACCTGCAGATAATAGAGATACTATTAATGGTGGAGTGATGGTAAATGGAGCAATCGTTGAAGCTGATGCAGTAGACAGAGTAACATTTGAAGATGACGCTGAAAGTATCGGAGATTATATCGAGATTCATTCAGATGGCACAAGCTATTTTCTATGGGGAAATGGTAACGCTGCTTCTTCAATTACAGTTGGCGAATTATAATATTAACTAAATAAAAAAGATAAAAAGATATGGCGACTACAACTTCGATAACAACTACTTATGCAGGCGAATTTGCTGGTGAGTATATAGCAGCAGCTTTATTAAGTGGTGTAACATTATCACAAGGAGGGGTTACAATTAAACCCAATATTAAGTTCAAAGAAGTGATCAAAAAGTTATCTATGAACAGCATTTTAAAAGATGCTTCTTGTGACTTTGATCCAACTTCAAATGTAACTTTAACTGAAAGAATACTACAACCTGAGGAGTTCCAAGTAAATCTACAACTTTGTAAAAAAGATTTTAGACAAGATTGGGACGCTCAAAGTATGGGATTCAGTCAGTATGACAATTTACCAAAAAGATTTTCAGACTTTATGATTGCACAAGTTGCAGCTAAAGTAGCAGAAAAGGTAGAGCAAAACATATGGCAAGGTGCAACAGCAAACGTGGGCGAGTTCAATGGCTTCCAAGCTTTATTGGCAGCAGACTCAGATGTTGTTGATGTAGCAGGAACTACTTTATCAGCATCAAATATTGTTGCAGAATTAGGTAAGGTCGTTGATGCAATACCTGGAGCGGTATATGGAAAAGAAGATGTAAAAATTTATATTCCTACAAGCGCAGCTAAATTTTATATTCAAGCACAAGCAGCATTAGGTTATAGAGAATTATATAACGTTGGAAAAACAGAAATGAACTTCCAAGGTATTCCACTATTTACTGCACCTGGACTTGGTAATGATAAAATGGTAGCAGCAGAGTCATCAAACTTATTCTTTGGTACTGGTCTATTAAATGACTGGCAAGAAGTTAAGTTAATTGATATGGCTGACATTGACGGAAGTCAAAATGTAAGAGTAGTATTAAGAGGTAGTGCAGGTGTGCAACACGGTATTGGCTCTGACATTGTACTATATTCGTAATAGTGTTTAATTAAAAAGGTGGGTGTTAATCCATCTGCCTTTTTTTAAAATTTAAAAATATGGCTTGTAATATAACAAACGGAAGAAGTTTAGCTTGTAAATCAGGTGTAGGTGGATTAAGATATGTTTTCTTTTCAAACTACAGCAATGCAACAAGAGATTTAGCTATTGCAGGGGATGGCTCTGTAACGCTTGATGGCTCTGTTGATTTTTATAGATATGATTTAAAAGGTAATTCATCTTTAGAAACAGCCATAAACTCATCAAGAGAAAATGGAACAACTTTTTACGAAAGTACACTTAATTTAACATTACAATTTTTAGACAAAGCTACACAAGAGCAAATTAAATTACTTGCTCACGGCAGACCTCAAGTTGTAGTAGAAGATTATAACGGTAATGCTTTCTTATTAGGGAAAATACACGGATGCGAAGTAAGTGGGGGAACAATGGTAACAGGCGCAGCGATGGGTGACTTGTCAGGATTTACATTAGTATTGACTGCACAAGAAACTAATCCACCTTTCTTCTGTGCAGCGGCACCATCAGATGATGCTACTTCACCGATTGATCCAAATGCATAAATGAGTTATGGTTTATAAATGTAAAGGGGGCTATATGCCCTCTTTTTTTTTACAAATATTTTAATTTACTTTGTTATATAGGTATGAAGATAATGACGACAAGTGCTACTGGTCAATCTCTTAGAGTAATACCAAGAAGATTTAGTTCTGTTAGTAATATTGTAGTCAGAGATGAAAGCACAAATGAAAGCTTTACATACACAAATGTTAATACAAGTACAGCTTTTAATAATTATATAAGTATAACTAATCAAGGTGCTGGTTATGTAGATTCGGATAGTAATACTATATTGAAAGAAGGTAGATTTTATACCCTATCGGTTAATGATAGTAGCGGAATTATTTACAAGGATAAAATTTTTGTAACTAATCAAACTGTTAATCAAGCAAATAATAATTATTATGATATTAATAATGGAGAATATACAACTGATAGTCAAGCAGCAATGAATGATAACGATTACATAATAATATGAGCGATTTAAGAATAGTTAATTTAAGTACATATACAAGTCCTGTTATTACAGAAGTAAAAAACAAAGACTATATACAATATGGCGAAGATAATATGTACTTTCAGTACTTAATTGATCGTTATAATGGTAGCCCAACAAATAATGCTATAATAAATGGTATTAGTGAAATGATTTATGGTAAGGGATTAGATGCTACAGATTCTTCAAGAAAGCCAAATGAGTATGCACAAATGCGAGTTTTATTTCACAATGATTGTGTTAGAAAACTATGTTATGATTTTAAATTAATGGGGCAGTGTGCTTTGCAAGTTATTTACTCACAAGATAGAAGTAAAATTGCAAGATTAGAACATATGCCTGTTGAAACATTACGAGCAGAAAAAAGTGAAGATGGAGAAATTAAAGCATATTATTATGCTAATGATTGGACAAAAGTAAAACCTAATACTAAATTAAAGAAAATACCAGCTTTTGGTATGAGTAATCAAAATTTAGAAATTATGTATATAAAACCATACAGAGCAGGGTTTTTCTATTATAGCCCTGTTGATTATCAAGGTGGTTTACAATATGCAGAACTTGAGGAAGAAGTTAGCAACTATCATCTAAACAACATAATGAATGGTTTAGCACCAAGTATGTTAATTAACTTTAATAATGGTGTACCAAACGAAGAAGAAAGGGAACTTATTGAGCAAAGAATATACCAAAAATTTAGCGGTAGCAGTAATGCAGGAAAATTTATACTTGCATTTAATGATAATGCAGAAAGTCAAGCTAATATTGATCCTGTTCAATTATCAGATGCACATAACCAATATCAGTTTTTAAGCGAAGAAAGTACAAAAAAAATAATGGTATCACACAGGGTTGTTAGCCCAATGCTGTTAGGTATAAAAGATCAAACAGGTTTAGGCAACAATGCTGATGAATTAAAAACAGCATCTATATTAATGGATAATACTGTAATAAGACCTTTTCAAACACTTTTAATAGATCACTTT